CCCTTGATGATCCCCTCGTCCACAACCCTGCGGGAATGCTCCTTCAGGTTCAGTTCGACGGGGGTGTAGTTCAGGTAGGCCTCCATCAACTGGGAGACCGAGGCCCTCATCTCCTCGATGTGGCCGACTTGCTGGGAGAGTTGGATGAACTGCTGGAGTTGTGGGTCGGGCATGGGCTGCCCGGTCATGGGGTCGATCTGGGGCGGCTGGCTGGGGTCGATCCCCATAGCCACCGGGGTGATGACCGGGAACTTCCGGGGAGTCACCGTCCGAACTGGGTTCCGGGAATAGATGACTGACCCGAAGAGTTTTACGGCCTCAAACGCCTTGTTTATGGTCATCCTGAAGGACGGAGGACCAATCTTGGAGTAGGCCGTGTTGTCGCTCCCGGCCCCCCGCTTCCAGAACCAATCTCCATGACCATCGAAGAAGTTCATGCACTCCTTCGCGTCTTCCCGAAATGGACGGGCGTGTTTCTCGGCCTGCTTGATCTTGGCGAGCCAAGACGTAGCAATAGACCGAAGGGCATCTTCCATTTTCTTCTGGGAGATGCTCTCGTCCGGGAGTGGCGGCAGGCCGCCTTCGGCCCCCTCGGCAGGCAGTTCTGGGGCTAGTTCGTCCATGCCTGTTTTATGTCCGTTCCTAGGGATTAACGGACATACCGCTTGCAGGCGAACCAGCGACCCCGAGAGTCTTGGGCTACACCCTGATCCGCAACCCTCATCCCTGAACGGCTATAGCAGCAGTTCCTGAGGGCCTGCTCCGGGGTGCTTCCCATGCCCACGCCTTCGTAGGAGTAGGGATTGCCGCCCGGATGAAAGAGCCGACCCGACCGAGCCAGAAGGTGGGCCACCCCTTGGGCGGTTGCTGTGGCTGTCTGGCGAACCGGCCCGTTCTGCCCATAGGCAAGGCAGGGCGACACAAGAAGGGCCAAAATAAGGGCTACCTTACGCATGGTCAGGACTCCTTCTTCTTGGCGGCTTCGATCTTCTGCTTGGTGATGAGGGTCTGGAGTTCCTTGAGGGCCTTGGTCTGGGGGTGGAGTTCAAAGCACCCCCACTTGCCCCATGCCACGGCGGTGTCGGACTCCTTCCAGAACGGGTCGTCCCGGTGGCGGACCGAGGGCTTCTCCACGAACCCGGCTTCTTCGGCGTACACCAGAACGGTGATGGCCTGTGCCCCCGGCTTCTTCGTCACCCAGCCCATGGACGGGTCTTGGGGCGAGAAGGGGTTGCTGTAGAAGAGGACCATGTCACCGACGACAAGGTCCGGCATCTTGAAATCCGGCATGGCATCCTCCAAAAGGCCGCTGTCCAAGTGGGGGCTCAACCCACGGACTCGATCTTCAGGAGGGATTTGCTAGAGAACAAGAGTCATTGGCTAGGCGATCCAAGTCTCGGAATAAGAGTTAGGGGCCAAGTAGACAACGCCAGACTGCCCCTGACTCTTCCGCCGCTTCTCGGCCCAAGCGACGTACCACGGCTCCTCGGTGTGCTGCTCGGGCTTGTGGTACTCGGGGTCATAGGCACACAAGTACCGCAGGCAGTCCACTAGATGGAACTCGCCACGCTTATTGGGCTCATCGGTGACCACGGATGTCCCGGCAACGTAAGTGACTTTCTTCTTATACCTTTTCATCTCCCTTTCGAGATTAGGGAGAGTTCCTCGGATGTACCTTAGCCTTGCGGTTCCGCATGGCCGTATGTGCATCATGTTTCGGACGCACTGCAACCCAGCCAGAACGTCGTCTGAGCCCGGGATGAAACTGTGGCCGGTCACCCGGGACTTGATGTTGAGGGCCGCGAACTGCTCGCTGTACTGCTCCTGCGGGCTTCTGCCTGAACCAATGTCAGTCAGGCGGGCCCCGTGGGCGTCGATCAAGAAAGCATAGAACTGCTGCCCTGAGGTCTTCCGGGCGAACTCCTGCCCAAAGATGATGGCGTTGCAGTTCCTGATGTACAGTTCGTCGTAGAGGAGAATGGTCTTCTCGTCCGGGGGGACTGCCGCAAACAGGACGGCAGTGACTGCGTGGCCCGGGTCGATGATGGCGTACCGGCACCAATCCGCTGGGACTTGCCCGTTGGGCAGCCCGTCCCGAGAGAACCCGTGAATGCTGGGGTTCCAGTTCGGGTAGACCAGAATGCTGTCGGTGATGAACTCGCCTTCGGACCTCTGCCTGAGAACGTCGTCTCCGATGGCAGACCACCGCTCCACCATCTTCCGCTTTTCGTCGGAGTCGATGTGGGGGTTGTCCAGAAACCTGAGGACGAACCGCTTGATGTCCCGGTCGTTGTTTTGTTCTTCGGCCTTCTCGCACCGCTCATTCAGGCCTATGAGAGCCTCGTTCTTGGAGTGAGGCATCGCACTCCAGTTGAACAACCCCTTCCGGTCTGCAAGTCGGGCCTGCATCTCCGGGACCCATGATTCGTTATTCAGGTCCTCGTCTATATGTACCCTATCTGCTTGGAAGCCTTGGGGTGGGTCTCCCTCTGACGAGAAGCAGTAGATGGTCCACCCATTCATCAACTCACAGGAGTTGAGGTAGCCCGCCGATTTCAGGACCCACGAAAAACTCTTTATCATCCGAGGCGGGATCAACGGCGGGGCTGGTTTGGCTTCCTTCAGCCGGTCGGCGTCGGCCACTGGATCGAATGCCCGGAACATCCCCGTCTGGGCGTCTCGGATGATCTTGAAGGCCCCGGCACGAAACAAGTAGGGCACTACGACCAGACCGATGTGCTTCCAGTTCTGGCCGATGATGACGAGATTCCCGCCTTCTTTTCTGTACTTGTCTTCGACGGGATGGGTTCCAGTTGCGGCCCATGCGTCCTCCACGAAGGTACAGAGGGACTTACCCGACCGATTCCCCCCGATCACCAGCGTCTCCGAAGCCATGCAAGTGTGGAACTCCCACTGCTTCGGCGTTGGCTTGTATAGCCTTAAGGCTTCGATCCGCCTCGCATTCAACTCGGACTGCAAGGTCTTCAGTTCGTCCCGCTGGAACTCCGATATGGTCTGGACTTGCGGGAGGGGGGAGTTGGGCATGGAGGGGTGTTTCGTGTGACGCATCTATGAACTTGCCTCCATACAGGACCACGGCCTGCTCCAGCCGCTTGTTGATCTCCTGATCCAGTTCTTCCTCTGAGTACAGGTCGATGGGCTTCTTGGCCCCGCCCTGCTCGGTGTTCTTGGCCGCCAGACGGACGACCATCTCAAGAAGGGAGTTCCGCATCCGGCTGCCCGGAGGGGACTCAAAGTACTGCTTCATGGCCAAGGCTGCGAACCCGTTGGCACCACCGAAGTAGTGCATGAGGGCCTCTAGCAGTTCGGCTGTGTGCGGGATGTTGGACCCGCCCGAGACCACTGCCTTGGAGAACTTGTCGATTGCCGAGGTCTCGATCTTGGCTAATCGAGCCTTGCGTTCGTTCGCCCTTCGGCACTTCTTGCAGATGTACCGATAGGTGTTCTGGGTGCCCGGAGCCCTAGGGAAATACTTGGGGGTCAGGGGCTTCGATTCCCGGCACTCCTCGCATTGCCGGTGTTCCATGTCACTGCCTATCCAGTTGGAGGATGGAAGCAATCATGGGGGCGGTCATGCCCTCGGTGCCTGCCTTTCGGGCCTGCTGGATCAGGTCTTGGAAGTACTCTCCCTTGGCCTGCTTCAGAAGAACGGACGCCATGGAGGGCCCATTGAGGTAGTCGTCAATGGAACCTCCCGTGTCCTCTGGGCTCAGATTGCTCATCTGGCCCGTTGACAGGTAGGCGATTTGCTCGGGCGTCAGGGGGCTAGGCTGCTGCCCCCGAAGTGCCCTGATCCTCGCGCTCATGATCTTCCCTCCGGCAAAGCCACAGCGGGGGGAGTGGGTGTCGCGTCCACTCCCCCCGCATTCCTCCTCCATCACTGACCCGCTCCGAAGGTCAGGGAGAAGTCACTGGCGATAGGCCTGCACGACGGCTTCCTGACGGGCCTCCTGACCGACAGCGTCCGCAGCCTTGGAGGCAAAGAACGCAGCCCGACGAGCCTGCTTGGCCGCTCGGACTTCGGCACGGGCCTCTCGGTTGGCATTCCGGCGGACCAGACCGACGCTGGCCGGGGCCGAAACGATGGACTCGGTGACCACGGCGGTGACCTTCTCGCCCTTGGGCTGCTCGACGGCGACCTCCACATCGACCTTCTCAAAGAAGGCGGTCGGCTGGTCGGTGCCGTGGCAGTTCCCGGCGTAGGCCGAGAGCGGGGCAAGGGTCATGGTCAGGGCAAGGGCAAACTTCTTCATGGCGGGGTTTCCTAGGGGGCTACTGGGACTCGATCATTGACAGTTCGTGACGCTTGGCTTCTGCGGCCTTGTGTGCTTCTTCGGGGCTTAGGTAGTAGCCGCAATAAACCTGCTTGCCTCTGTGGTATACCTTTGCGGCATAGGGTTTGGCCCTTGCCTTTCCGCTCTTCTTTCCATTGCTGGGAAGGTAGTAAACGCCTCTTGGGAGTTGGTGCCTTGAGCGGGCCCTGTCTTTTGTGTTGTAGTTTTGGAGGGTTTGGGTGGCGACTCTCAGGTTTTCCAGCCTGTTGTCCGACGGGTCGCGGTTGATGTGGTCGATTGTCAGCGGGTGCTGCGGGAGTTCGCGGCCAGCAAGACGCCAGACGGCTCGGTGAAGTAACTCGCTTCCCTTGCCTCCCTTTGACCAACTTCTTTGGAAGTATCCAGTGGACAGTCTGGTCCAAGTGTGACGCTCGATTTCGGCCTGAAAATCTGGGTCAATCGTGTACATCACTCAAAGCATTGTGTGGAATAGATGGCACCGTTTCGCCCGGTTACACCGCCGACGCCGATCATAGTATAGCGAGGGTTCAAGATGTTCCGCCTATGGCCCGGACTGTTCATCCATGCCGTCATCACGGACTCGGGGGTGTTGTAGTTCCAAGCCACATTCTCGCCGTGGCCCATCCGGGAGTGAAACATCCGACCTCGGGTTGCCTGCACGTTGCTCCAGTTGCGGGCGTCTGTCATCAGGGACGGCACTATCTCTAACGGCCGAAGACCCCTAGAGGTTCGCTCTCTGTTGGTCAGACGAATGACCTCAAGTTCAAACTCGTTGCCGATGACTCTCTTGATTTGCTTGGGTGGCGGGCACTGCTGCGGGGCCGGTTCAGGGGCCGGAGGCAGGGGCTTCTTCTGGATGGCGACCAGAAAGAGAACCAAGAAGACGACAGCAACCGCTACCCGGAGCCTGCCCATTGACGGACTCCACGGTTACTGGAACAGCCCCTTGTTCGCAGGTGCCGACTCCTTGGTTTCGTCCTTGTCGTCGCCGCAGACCAAAGCCACCACCGATTCGCGGCACAACTTGGCCGCATCGCCGTGGCCCTTGCTGTCGAGGCTCTCTTTGATCTTCAGGAGTTGAGACACGGCCCGCCGCTGGTAGGCCCCCTTGGCACCAGTGGGGTTGAGCCACTGGGCCAAGAGAGTCCACGCGGGGGGCACCACCAAGAAGGCGACTACCACCACGACCAGACCGATGACTACAAGGGAGTTAACCTCCATGCGTCACCTCTAGGTCAGTTCTTGGCCGAGTTGTAGTGGAGACCGACGAGAACCCGAGTCAGTTCGGTGTCCGCGTCGGTTTCGGCAAGGGCCATCCCGAGGCCGTCACCAGCGGCACCTTCGCCGCCAGCACCGACCGTAACCGGGTCACCCGCAGCCAGAGTGCCA